CCCGCAGTCGCGGGAGCCACGTTCCCATCGGCTTCCATAATCACGAAGTCCCCTGGGTAAATGCGTGCCGCAGACGCATCCTTGCGATACTTACTGATCCGCAAGACTTTATTGTACGGCATGGCCCCGAAGGGCGTATCCGTAGCGGGTTGAAGATATGGCATTATGTGACTTCTTTCTCCATGGTCTTTCCCTCCGCCATCGTGTGAGAAGGATGTTTGGATTCTCCTACACTGATATGCGGGCCGAAGTGACCCATGCGAGCTTCCTCTTTGAACTGTTCCTGCCGGTTGACAGCGGATTGCATCATTTTCGCAGCCTTTTCAGACTTCATTTTGGCGCGAGATTCAACCCAGTGCTTGGGCATATAACAGAGAATGTCCCCACTCTGACCACCCCGTCGAATGAGATTCGCGGGATCGCGCATGGAAGGAACCTTCAGAGTCACTCTCGGATCACTTGCGGACACCGTTTGCCAGTCTCGGAACCCGGCGCGGTCGATGGTCTTCGGGTTGAGCCAGCGCAATTCCCATGTTTCAGGCACGTCAACAAACTTCCTGGCATCGGTATTGTGCTTGAGCCAACTCTTGTCCACTTCCCACGGCGGGGGTCCATCCTCCGCAAAGGTTGGCGTGCGGGCCATGGTATCAAGGTCAATGGAGCCCAACAGTTTAGGCTGTGGGGCTTCGGTCAATTCTCCGGCTGAACTTGTCTCGGCCATTCCAGGACGGCGATTGATCATCGGAATACCCATGATTACTCCTCCCTCACGATTGTTTGAATCAGCGGGGACACCGCTGATCGACCCGCCTCTTGGCGCTTGTAGAAGCGTTCAAGGGATTTCTCGGGGTCTTTCACACCCATTCTCTTGGCAATCTCTAACGCTCTCGGAGTCATCTTGGGGGGGATCACATTGGGAGGTGAAACCCTCCGTCGCTTGTCCCCGTCAATCTGGGCCGGAGCGGGAGTTACCGGTGTGGGTGGGGAGGGAGTCGCAATCTGTGGATTATCCAAGATCGCGTACTTTACCGCCTCAAGATCGGTTGCGGGACCAGGTTGGGCACCCTGATTGATCAAAGCCGCCCGTGCCGCTATCGCTGCCTCCCGAAGCGGGCTATTGGCATCGCGGAGAGCAGGATACTTGTTCGCCAACACAAGCATCTCTTGCTGAATACGCTGGGCCAATTTGTCAGCCGTAGACTGGGCCTGGACCTGCCGGGACGCAACGCGTTCCTGGAGGGCCACACCCGCCTCAGCCGACCCCGCACGGTATAACTCAGCCAGTTGCTCATCGGAATACTGAGCCAGGGGTTGAGCGGGAGCGGTAGGTTTTGCGGACTGCTGCGCGATCAGAGCGATCAACTCGTCCAGCCGGGACTCAACCTTTCCTATTTTACGGTTGAATTCGGCAGTAACATTCTGCAACGGTCTGTCGGGTTCCACAGGTACGGGGCTAACGGGCTCCGGGTCCGGTTCTGTGGGTTCCACAGGCGCTGGAGGCACTGACGGGGTGCCAGGGGTTACGTCATCGGGAACAGTCATAGGGTCTCCTTGGCGATTAACGTGGGCCACACGGTCTATTTATACCGCACGGGTAAAGTGGGTATAATAGTATAAGTACTATATAGTATAGTGATTAAGCTTAGTGATTACGCTTTCCCCTTGCGGGCCTTCCCAGAGGGTGTAATCTTACTCGCACCCTTTCCACTCTTCTTGAATCCCTTGTGCTTGTCACCCTCGCTCACTCGGGACTCACCAATGTTGATTCCACCGGGGATATGCAGCTTTTTCATATACGCTCCTTAACAGTAAACCGTTTCGCCAGCATCGAATCCACCCACCTTGACGGATTCCTCTTGCCGCTTGGCACCTACATCGCCCCACGCGACATTGGACTTCATGGAGCCATAGGTTGGGAAATCCTGTGGGCGCGTCAGGGGGTGCTGCGCGGGCGAGATGGGCACCTCTGGGCTCATGGGCATCGCTGGGCTCGTGACGCTCCCACGCGACATTTTTGGTTTCTTACTTCTCCACGGCTTACGGGGCAGGCCCACTTTTAGCATTTCGGGATATGACATTATTTCTTCCCTTTCCTGAGGACGGTCACTTTCTGGACCCATTCCCGTGGGATGGCCCATGGAACGGAACTCTTTCCGTTGATACAGATCGTTGGGAGGAGCGTGAGTTGGCGCTTATCCATTCGCACGAGGCGCCCCACGGTGCGGCAATCCAGGGGGATATGGGTTTGAAGTTCTTCAAAGTCCATCCATCCCCCATCCGTACACGCATCCCGCCACTCCACTTCCACGATGGGAAGTTCAGTGAGGCGCTTAATCTTTTTGGGCACGCTGATCGGCTTCAATGATCCGCTCCGGCAGGGCTAACAGGTCCACAATCCCTGTATACACCCCGCGCCAGTGGTGAGTGTTCACGTCCGATTCCATGGGATTAAGCGCACGATCCCGCGCCATATCCCGTGCAGTCTCTAGCCGACGCTTGAGGACGCTCCAGAATGCGCTCTGGACCCCCTCCCGCATTTGTGCGGCATCGTAGGCTAACTGAGGATCAATCACATCCCGCCTCCCCCGCCAAATCCGGCTGGGTTCTGTGGAGCATTCTGACCAATCTTGGCGTTCATGGTCTGCTCACCTGCGACTGGTTTAGCCCCCGCACCCTTCCCACCCTGTTGCATATTATTCACCATGGCTTGCATTTGAGCATTCTGCATGGTCTTGGAGAGATGGGCTTGGAGCTTGGCGATGATCTCAGGATACTTCCTCAACTCAGGGGACTGCATTTGCTGCATATGTTGATCCAGGTGGGTAGGAATGTCCTCCATCATGGAGGGTTCCACGTCGTCCCCTGCCGCCCAGATCGCCAACTCTTGCTCAGGCGTATGCACCACCTGCTCACGCTCGGGCTCAAGGATCATATCGGGATCGGGCTCGCCAAAGGCGCGGAAGTACTGATGGTAGAGCCGCCTCAACCCCTTCACGCCAATAATCCCCAGTTGGAGGGGAAAGGGGCTCTGAAGGGCCACATTCAGTTTCACGGTGGCGTCCTCACGGAGGACTTCCTTATTGAGGGATTCCGTGGTCATGGAGAGGCGAAGTTTATACTTCCCGCCGATATCCTCACGGGACGCCATCTTGATCACCTCGGGGATACGGCCAGTCACCTTAAACTCTTTCCCATCGGGAAGGTACTGTTGATCGAGGGCAAGGATGTGGTCAAATATCTCCAGCCAGAACCGCTGAAAGGACTCCATGGAGGTCTTGAAGCGTAATCCAGCCTCACTCAAGAGGGCGGCGGTTCCACTTGCGGTTCGTGTCGCACCCACACGGTTGGGTTGGCGACCAAGGGCTAAATCCGTGAGCCCAGTGAGACGCTCAAAGTACTGATAGAGGAGCGCCTCCTCATTCTGACCCCACACAGGTGTCCCGTTCCACTTGTACTCACGCACATCGGTCTGTGGGTTATCCACAGGGGTCCACATCCCAGGCTTGACAAACTGTGCCCCCGGCCCCATGGTCATACTGGCGCGGAAGAATCCCCCCGGAGTGTTCTGGATGGTTCCACTATCCACGCGCTGGTTGTGGATGGTGTTGATCTCATCCTGTACGTCTCGGATCACTTCAGGGAAGGAGAGCCCATAGAACCGTCCAGGGAGTGTAAGATACCGCCCAACCACATATGGACGCTTCCCGTGAGAATATACATTATCCAGATAATCCCAGCCAAGGATCATATCGGGTAACTCTGGAGAGACCCACACCACGATCTCCTCGGACATCCCATCGTCATCCATATCGTAGCGACGATAGGATTCAATCACGGGATACTCGTCCTTCTTCACCGAGGATGCGGGATCTGGCGTCACGCCCTCGGAGCGATCACGGGCCTCTTGCACACTGGTATCTTGTCCAGCGGGAGTCTCAGGTCCGGGCTCCCCTTCGATGAGTCGTGTGACGGCATCCTTGTAGAATCGCTTCTGGGCCACCTTCTGGCGAAGCTCATCCTCGCTGTACCACATATTTTGGTCACACCACGGAAGGCGCTGGACATTGCCCCCACCATGGAACGGAACCACGAAGTCTTCGGCTTTGAGGAGGTCCACCCTTGGGGCGTCGAATAAGACCCGCTCTCGATCCATAAGGATATGAATCTCTTGAGGATCAAACTGGAATCGGACGGATACTTTCCGTTTGGCACCGCCCGCCTCACGGAAGAACCCCTCCCATCGCTTTCCACCCTTGTCCTCCCACTCTTCAGGGAGATCGAGCCCAAATAAGTCCCGAAAGATGGTATCAAGATCAGTCCCCGCTGGAAATCGACGGATGGACTTCACCCGGCGCACATCTTTGCGCCAGAGCACCTTCCCCACAACCACACCGGGATTGAGAAACAGGTGGGCACTCTCCTCCACTTGCGGTTCGAGTTGGAGTTCTGTACGGGCTTGCCAGTTGAGGAAGAGTTGAGTCGTGGCCGCACGCTTCTCGGTTGCGCCCTCGGTCGGGATCGCATACACGATGGGATCAGAGCCAAGGATGGCCTCAATCAGGCGAGGCTTGAGGGTCTCGACCCCAAGCATCGTGAGAGGGACGTTGAAGTTGGCACACCCCACCCACGGTTCAGTCTTCTCGGGGAGGTTCCCTAAATACTGATCCTCCCACACCGCAAGGTTCTTTTCCCAGTCTGCACGATCCGTCACCGCCGCATTATGCTCACTGAGGACTGTGCTCACCAAGTCCTGTTGGGTCTCAGCGTCGGGGATGGGAAGGAGTTCCTCGATGAGTGCATCAACGGGGAGTTCCTCAGGAGTCTCAAGAGGAATGAGTTCGGGATCAAGCATTGGGCATCACGATACGCGGTTTCTCCCGCTCTTTCTGCATGGCGAGGATGTAGGCTTCTTGGTACTGATAACTGAGCAGGTTCATGGATACCCCAGTGGGACAGTGATCCGCATGTCTATCATAATCTGCGTAGATGGAGAATCCCAATTGACGCGCCCGATGGCAGAAGTGGATATCATCACTGAAGTTCATAAGCCCTTCATCAGTATACTTCATGGCGAAGGGCGCGGTCAGCTCAGGATGCTCAAACACCTGCCGCTTAACCGCCATACATCCCGTCACCACCGCGTCACATTTCACCAACCCCGTGCGCCCAAACACCTCATCAATGGGGCGGTAGGTAGTCCCCGTCCATTTGAACACCCCCGGGAAGGGAAGGTTCATCTCATGACGGAAGATATGATAGGTTGCGCCCACAATATCATACGGATGATCTGCCATTTCAGGTATGGACATGCGCGGGACCACATCATCATCCACTTGGATGAGAACGGCGCAGTCGGTCTTGAGGAACTTCTGGACGATACTGTTGCGGACATGGGAGACACTCAATCCACCCTGTTCGATATGATAGATAATGTCGGGGTATTTCTCTTGGAGTTGCATCAAGCGCGTGACCAAGGAACAGAGGACATATCCCCTCGTGGGGATGGCGACCATGATCTTACTATGATCCACGTTTGCGGGTCCCGTAGCCATGGGTCGCAGAGGTGCTACTAACAAAGTTGCTAACTTTCCCCAGTTGGAACCGACTCACGCCCAATCTCGGGTGTAGGCCAATCACCAGATAGCGCAACGCCGCCATCACGTCCGCCCAGGGATGCGACTTATCATCAGGTTCCTCATTGATGGTGCCATCGGTGTGGGTAGGGTACACATACCGCCCAAGGAACGCTTGTGCCAAGAGGGCACACCCGCGATCATCCACATAGAGGGATGGGGTGGTATCAGAGCGGATGTTGAGGAGTTGGTGAATGAGGGAACGGCCATCCTTCCGGCTCCACCCCCACTGGTACTTTGGGTATATCCCCAAGCCCCCAAGTACCTCAATATCCCTCCGCTCACTCTTCTCACTCTCCACGGACTTGACTTGTTGCCCAGCGGGGTCGCAATAGTCCTCAAACCCAGGAACATGGTTGGGGAACCACTCCGCTGACCGTTGGATCACCTTCTTCGCAAAGTCTGAGGTGGTCTGTTGATTCCCTACAATTTCTTGTAGGAGGCACAAACGGTCCTTTGGGTCGATTTGTGCGAATAGGCACACGGGCGCGTGCCACCCGAAGTCCCACCCACGATAGATCACTTTGTACTTATTAAACGTCAGTGGGGCGATGTGATAGTTGGTCGTGAACTGCGGGAACACCCGCGCACCCTGCCCCGAGTAGAAACTGATCTCAAACTCACGCTCGAAGTCATTGGGATCAGGCCACTGGCGGCGCTGGTTTTCGAGCCAGTCCTTGGCTTGCTGGGCAAGGATGGGATCGGGGTTGAGTGGGTCACGATCAGGTAAGCATGAATAATGGACCCGTGCCACTCGGAACCCAAACGCATTATCTGAAAGGGTGAGCCCGCGAATCATCCGCTTGTGGGGGTCTGAATGGGGGTTCCGTGGTACAAATGGTAGAACGTTGACCCTTCCGCCCCGTTGGGCGTGCTCACGATCACCAGTTTCATCCCCTTCTGTACCAAGGGTGCGAGGGCAGTCCACACTCCCCGCGCTTCCTGCTGATATGCGAACTCATCCTCCACGACCAAGGATGGAACCTTCCCCCGTACCTTATCTGCGCCCCCTGGGAGTGCTTCAATCATAGAGCCGTGAGGGTAGGTAATCTGCCCTTCAGACTCTTTGATGGGTAATCGCATCCACGGTGGCATATGGCGCTCGATGAATTGGCAGCGACCTAAATACGTCGCATCCCGATTCCCACCCGCCATACACACTAACTTGGTGGCATCGTCCCACACTTGCGTCTGCAACACGACGTACTGATTGGGTCTCCGCCTGGCCCACCACACCGCAAACGCACACGCGAGCCAAGAGACCAATACTTGGCGACTCTTGGCAATGATGACCTTCTGGTACGCCTCCATCTCTTGCCAGAGGACGCGGAGGTACTCATAGTGAAGAGGAAAGGGTTTTACGGTGTTATCAGGATCAACCTCATCCCGAGTCTTCACGAATCTGAGGAAGAAAAGCCCATCATCCGTACATCGCCTCAGGACCTCATCCTGGAGGGCACGATAGGTCGCTTTCTGCTCGCTGGGATTGAGGGAATCAAACCGAGCGAGGGCTTCGTCAGGGCTTCGTGGCGGGCGGGGCAATCTCGATGGTCTCGTAGTGTTCAAGGAGTTCCTTGAGCATTCCACCCATTTGCTCGCGCTGGGACTCCCCGGTGACAATGGCGATCTGAGTGCCCACAGGACGGTTCTCCCCACTGGCACTGGAGGAGGTCTTCTCTAGGGCGAGGACTCCCCGACTGATGGCATCAAATGCCTTGGGGTCACGGGATTGGATGACTTCCTGTAACCACGTCCCGATGTTCTCCTGGGCTTGTTGGACTTGTGCCAGGGTGACATGTCTGATAGCCTCGCGGGTCTGGGAGATGAACTCTTGGACTTGTGGGCGGGCAAGGATGGTGTTCACACTTGCCCGACTCATCCGCAGCATATCCGCGATCTTATGGGTACTCACCCCGAGGGACTTCATCTGTCCCACGAGCATCTCTTGACCCATCCCGAGGTCAGCCCTGGCTCCAGGGCCGCGCTTGGGGTACTTACGGCGGGGTTTCTTGTCTGGGCCACGGTGCTTGCGTAGAATAGTGG